TCAAGACACACGCAAAAGGAGCGTATAAAACTCCGCCGCGTGTGTCTTTTTCTATTCAAAACAGGGGTAAATTGCCGTTTTTATGGCAGTTTACCCTTTTTGTTGTTTCTTCGCATTTCGCCGTAGGGATTTGTTCTTCTCTCGCTTTGGGAAATCGCAAACCCTTAACGATTGCACAAAAAGGATTTTTGCACGATAAGGAGCGTATGGCTTTCATAGACTGAATCAACGAAAAAACGGCCGACCGCGCTCTTTCGAACGCAGTCGGTCGTTTGCTTATAAAGTTTCTCTTACTGTTATTCCGCACTCGAACTCGATTTCGATTTCCTTGTTGGACAGCACGGTGATTTTTCGCACAAGGCTTTTGAACATCACTCGGTCGAACTCTTCCAGTATCTTTCCTGTCTTTAGTAGTTTGGTCACTTCTTCGATTCGGTACGATGCGAGCTGGACTTTCCCTTGTTCGGACAGTATCTCTTCTTTTCTCATAAGCAGTTGGTCTATTTGCATTCCGACCCGCTGACTTTGATGTTCGTACTCTTTATCGGTAATCTCCCCGTTGTTCCTTTTCATCAGCAGTTCCATCATCTTCTCTTGTAGTTTTTCTATCTCGGCATTCACTTCATTTATCGCCGTTGCACAAGAGTCCGTTATTTCGCTTACGGTCGCACTTTGCAGTCTTTCGAGTATTTGTTCCTTGTCTCCTATAAGTTCGTTCAGCGCCCTTACAAACGCTTTTTCAAGGGCTTCTTCCTTTATGGGTCGACTCTTGCAGTATTCCGCTCCCGTGTTTTCGTGCCTTTTGCACACCCAAATGTAGTACTTTTTATATTTGTTGTACTGTTGGTGTCTTCGATAGGTTTCTCCGCATTCGCCGCAAACTATCATTCCGCTGAACGGATACTTCCCTGAAAACTTTCCGCATCCCGTTTCGCCTGTGCTTCGTAGCGACTGCCTGTTTTGGAATTCTTGCTGTACCATTTCGAATGTCTCTTTCGATATGATTGCTGCGTGACTATCTTCCACATACCAACTTTGTGCAAACCCTTCGTTTTTAATTCGTCTTGGAGATAGGAAGTCAGGAAGGTATGTTTTTTGCAGGTGGCAATCGCCCTTGTATTTTTCATTTTGCAGTATTGACTTCACCGTGGACGGATGCCATGTTTCTCTGCCTGACGGCGATGCTATACCATCTCGTTCAAGACCTTCGGCTATTTCTTTCAGGCTCTTGCCATCAAGGAACTCCGCATATATCCTTCTGACCGTTATTGCCTCTTCTGGCACTATTTTCAGCACCGTTCCTTTCTTGTCTCTCGTATATCCAAGGAAGTGTTTCGTGTTAAGGATCACCTTACCTTCTTGGAACTTCTTCTTGACGCTCCACCTTATATTATTGGATATGCTCCGACTTTCTTCTTCTGCAAGGCTTGCCATAATCGTAAGGACGAACTCGCTCCGCTCTTGTAGCGTGTCAAGGTTTTCTTTCTCGAATATGATTCCGATACCGTCCGCTTTCAATTTTCTTGCGGTCTGTACGCAGTCGAGTGTGTTTCTTGCGAATCGGCTGACCGATTTCGTAATTATGAGGTCTATCTTTCCGTCTTCGCAGTCCTTTATCATTCGTTTGAACTGCACTCGCTTGGTATTCTTACCGCTCAAACCGGGGTCGGCATAAATGTCAACCATCGTCCAATCGTCATGGCTTGCTATGAGTTTTGTAAAGTGGTCAACTTGTGCCTCGTAACTGCTTTCCTGTTCTTCGTGGTCGGTCGACACTCGTGCGTATGCAGCCACTCGTATTTTAGGCTTTTGTCCCATCGCTACCGACATAGGGTCAAGCCGTTCGACTCTCGTCTTTGCTGGTATAATCGTAATCTTGGGTTTAGTGTTTGCACAGTTTTCCATTGACATTTCCTGCCCTCCCGTTTGTATATTCTTTCGTTGTCTTATATCCATTTTGGAACTCGAATGTAATCGTCCAGCCTTTGACTGTTGCCTTTACAAGGAACTCCGCCATTTGTTCCGTCAGCTCATCCGATTTTCTATATTTCCCTTTTACCATATCTCTCGTTCGTAGATTCTTTATGAGAGTTTCTTGTTCTTTTATCCTTATAAGTATTTTATCGGTTTCTTCTCGGCATTTGGTTTCTGATATATAACCTTTCGTTCGTAATTGTCGCAGTTCTTGCTCGTTGGCAATAAGTTTTCGCAAGACCTCTTCTTGCTCCGTTACACCATTCACCTCGTTATTCGCATCAATGCTTTCGTTGTAGGCTTCAATCAGCAGTCTTGTAACGACTTCGTCTTTGATGTCGTGGGATGGGCATTCCTTTGCCCCATAAATATCCTTTTTTCGACAAGTCCACTTTATACACACATATGGTGTTCCGTGTGCCGAAGTTTTTCTTTTGAAGCTCGTTCCGCACTCTCCGCATATCAGTTTCCCTGATAGCGGATATAATGCCGTAGGTGACCCCATCGGTCGATATTTATTGCTGCGTGCCACCATCATCTCCTGTGCTTTTTGGTAGTCTTCACGCGACACAATCGGTTCGTGATTGTCTTGGACATAGTATTTGGGGAGTTCTCCGTAGTTGTACTTCTGCACTTTCATTGTGCTGTATGTCTTCTGCATAAGACTATCGCCGCAGTACTTTTCGTTTCGCAACATACCCATTATTGTCGATTTACTCCATCGTCCACCATGCATTGGGGTATACCCTTCGTTTTCGAGAATATGGCATATGCTTATAAACGAATTGCCTTGCAGGTACAGTTCAAAGATTCTTCGTACTATGACAGCTTCTTTCTCGTTTATCACTAACTTTCCATCGACCATATCATACCCAAGTATTCGAGTCAGTTCCACACTTCCGTTTGCGAATCTTTTCCGTGCCGCCCATTTTTGGTTTTGACTCATCGATATTAATTCTTCTTCGGCGAGACTTGCCATCACTGTGAGAATTAAACCGCACTTGGGGTCAAGGGTATGTATGTTTTCGGACTCGAATATGATTTCCACACCTATATCTCGGAACTCTCTCACTATTTCCATTAACTCGACCTTGTTCCGAGCGAATCTCGAAACCGACTTCGTATATATTCTGTCGATTTCACCATTTCGCACTTTTTGAAACATCCTTTTGAGTCCATCGCGCTTTTTCATAAATGCACCGCCAATGCCCTCATCAGAGAATAATCCTATATACTCTACGGACTCGTCACTTTCGAATCGTCTTTGCCAATAGTTGGACTGGAACGCGAAACTATCCTCTTGAGCATCGCTATCGGTGCTGACTCGCACGTAGGCACATACTCGTGGCTTCTCCACTTTTTTCGTAGGTATTTCCTGAATATTCATTTCTCACGCTCCTTTCTTGTTTGCCTTTCGGCTCTTTCGACTGGATTTGAACTGCGATAAAAAATTTGTCCCGCCCTTTTTATTGGGCAGGACAAACAATACCGTGAACGCTTATGAAAGTCCAGCGAAAACCCGTCTTAATCTGAAACTTTTTTGATAATTCTTTCCTTCTCTGACGAAGTAATTAAACCCCGTTTCAAAAGGCTTTTTAAGACGCTTTCAATTATCTGTTTCTCCATCGTCTTCGCCATCCTTTTTGCCGAGTTGCTTAATAATCTGATTAGTACCCGTAGCCGTCAGTCCGCTTGCTCCGCCGATAACGATTGCCACCACGATGTTCGGTGCCGGGATAATGCTCGGCACGGCATAATAGCAAATGATTCCGCATACGACACCGAGTGCCGCAGCGATGAGCGGAATAAACTTCTTGAATTTTTCGTTCTCTCCGACCGCGTGTTTGATGATGTTAATCACCCAATACACAATCGCCGCAATTGCCGGGACGCTGATTAAGTTCAAATACTGTTCCATACTTCATCCTCCTTACTTCTTTGAAGTTTCTTCGAGCAAATACTCATAGAGTTCGTCTTTGACTTCCGCATAGGTTTTCATCGCGTCTTTCATTTCGCCGTTGGTCTTTCCGTCACGGATAGCAATCGCGTCCGCATAGGTCAGTTTGCCTACTGCGTTAATACTCTTGAGTATTAAAAGGTTCTGTTTGGCTTTCGCCTTGTCTCTTTCTTCGTCTTCCTTGCGTTTTCTCTTGAAGTACCTTTGCAAGAAAAAAAGCACCATCCCGCTGATGATGCTCGCGCACACGCTTATGATAATTGATGCTACCATATTAGTACTCCTTCTTGATAATTTCGCTACCGCTAATGGACATCAACGCTATGCCGTTTCTTGTCTCTTCGTTTTCGGGTTGATTCTCAACAATAATTCCATCAGCAAGAAAGGCGGTGCCTCTCTTTGTCTTATAATTGTAGACAATGGCATCATCGTCTTTTTGTTCCATTCGCACCCCAACAACTATCCTATATCCATTGAGACCTTTCAATTTCGTTCCAAGCACAATTTGTTCGTTTCCGTTGGTATCATCAAAGGAAATAAGTCCTTTATCGGTCATTATTCTGTGTTTGGGAGTTATTGACAATTCGCTGGCATCATCCAGAGTAAATGTAATAATTCTTGTTGAGTCTTTCATTACATACCTCTGTTCTATTTCCGTCTCAATGAATTTATCGGTCGCTTCATCATAGGCAATTAGTTTTGCTCCTACTACCATTGATTCGGCATCTTTTGTCGTTCCATCAAGAGAAACAAGTATCGGCGTTTTTGCTGTAACACAGCCACCACCGCCTCCAGTACTGCTGCTTGTTCCCTCAAAGTACACATACTGATTTCCCTGTATAGTTATACTCGATGTGGATTTGCTTATTTTATACCCGGAACTGAGAGTATATGAAAAAACGAACTTCGTCTTGATGCATGTATCCAGTGTAGTGGTTTTCCCAACAACGCCACTTCCTGATGCTCCATCGGGTTTTGTATAGGTGTAAGTAACAGACGAAATACCTGTACCTACGGAAATCGTGAGCGTCTGGGAGCGTGCGAACAAAACCGTATTGTCCTTCATAACTGCTTTAATTTTATAGAAATCTGACATTTTATCCCTCCAAAACTATTGTAATTGTCCCAGTTACACCTGCGTCAAAAGGATTCGTCAATTCTCTTATCGAATAATAGGTCGATCCTATCAGCAGTTTTCCAAGGTTCAATAACGAATTGTCGATCGTCCCAAACTTTGTTTTAATCGTACCTGTTGAGGTATTGTAATCGTCTGCCTTTACAGCCGTTTCCGCTGCTATCGGCAAATCGGTAAGAGTGCCGTTGGCATTCTTAATTTTCGGTCTGTAAGCCATTCACGATACCCCCTTATACCACTTTGAAGAAAAGTCCACCCGTTGCAAGAGAGGCGCTCGGAGTGGTCTGTCCGCTCGTGCCGATTTCAATCATTTGTCCGCCTGCAACCGCAATACCTTTGGCATTGACTTGAACGGCGGAATAAGTTCCTGCGGTTACACCACTGTCACCCAAGGTAACCGAAACCGTCTTATTTGCGGAGCCGTCCACACTCTGACTTCCCGATCCGCTGATAGCAGTCGAGCCGTCTTTCTTGACACCCGAATTGACACTTACACCAATCGTTCTCGCCGTAGTCCACTTGCCTGCCGAAGTCGCAGTCGTAGCTGTATCCGCACTGGTCGCTTTATCTGCTTTCGTAGCTGCGCCGACCTTGGTCGTTCCGTTCTTGATGTTGGCGATTTCGGTGACATTGGTATTGGATTGATTTTTTGCCGCATCCGCAGTAGTTTTTACTTCGCCGATAGCACCGACCACAGTTTTTGCCGTAGTCGCAAGCGTGCTGTCCGTCTTCGTCTGATATGCGGTAAGGTCAACCTTTTGCGATTCAAGCGCACTGATTTCAAAGTACCCGTAAGTACCCGTGTTGTTATCGAGAACCTTGCTTACCCAATAGTCGGGAGTGTCCAAAGCCTTGATAAAGATGTTATCGCCAACTTTGTAGTCGGTTTTGGCTGCCGCTTTCAATGCGGATGTCATTGCCGCTACAGTATCGAACGAAACAGCCTTCGCTCTACCTTCCGCAAGTGCGTATGCACTGTTTGCCTTGTTCTGTGCGTTGGTTACCGCAGTACGGATATCCGAGTGCGCGGTAGACGAAGAGTTGTGAGTGTTTACCGCACCGCTCGGTTCAGCACCGATGTTTGCAGGGGTAAGGTTGACAGTGCCTTTTCTGTAGGCGGTTTCCTTATCGCCCTTGACACCCGTTACGATACCACCGCCCGTGATATCTTTGACCTGCTCGTAGACTTCATCGATTGCGCCCTGCACATTCTCCGCCGAAATACCCGCCGCCGTTCCGCTGTACTTGACAACTTCCGCCTCGGTTTCGGGATGGATTAAGACGGTATCTTCCGCGCTGACTTTCTGAATAATCTGAAACTTGTTTGTAGTTTGAGCCATATTATTTATCCTCCATTTTCTTGAATACAAAATCGCCGTCCGGGATGTCTTCGGTTATCTTGTCAACCGCCTGCAATTTCCCTTTGGCAAGTTCTCCGAGTTTAATCTTATTCGTTTCGCCGTTTTCTCCAACGACAAGAATAAAGGAGTCGCGTTTATCGACTCCCAGTTTGATTTCCTCATATTCCGTCACATCGTTCGACAATAGGTTCAGTTCACTCGCCGTCATTTTTCCGTCAAGCGGTTTCCCGTTGATGGAAGGCTTGTTCTTTAACCGATTGTAATTGTAGGTTACGGTAATTCCGGGTGTGACGTTTACTTGTCCCTGATTACCATAGTAGTCTTTATCCGCCATTTTCCACCCTCTCCAATACTTCTATTTTTTGACGATGCACGAGTGTGACCTCTTGCTCGTCTATCAAGGTGGCGATGATGTCGTATTTCAAAAAACCTGTTTTGAAGTCCTTTGTAACTTCACCCGGTATTCGAATGCGGAATTCATCCTCTTCTCTATCCGCCTCTTCTTCGATTCCAAGTTCCTTGCACGCGAACACCACCTTTTCTATCAGTTCCGGGTCGACATTTCTAAGCGACAAACCGAACTCGAAAACATCGCCCTTCACCACTTGCAGCATAGCCGCTATTCTTCCACGAAAACGATAGAGGAAATCGTTGTCGTTGTTCCGCTTTTTACTTTCTTTTCTACCTTGCACGATATCTCTTTCAAGTGTTTTTCGTTCTCGGCAAGGTTGTTGAAGATGTCAGGCGTTACTTGGTCTTCTGCCTTATAATCGCTCTTTGGCTCTTTCCAATTTGCCATTCATACCCTCCTTATATCGTTCTTCCGCGCGTCTCTTGTTTCAGTCCGCCGTCAAACGTAAACTTGTTATACTCGCACACAAGGTCTTGACTGTCACCGAACCGATCCACCGACACATACTTCTCTCCGAGATTGAGTTCCGGGTTGCCGCGCCAAGTCGTAGTTACGACACCCTCTCCCGCGTGCATCTTTTCAAGCAAGAAATTTGCAATGTATTCCGCTTGGTCGTGGCTTTGTACAAGGTCACTTGACGGGTGCGAATACTCGGTTATTCCGTTGTTTCGTACGCTCTCATCGTCCTGTTTGGTCAGAGCCTTTGTCGTTATCTCGATTGCCTTGCCCGTGACCGTCAGAACCGCCTTTTGCTTTTCGGCTGTATTGTTCTTCGCAACGACCGAGCAAGCATTGACACCGCCTTGAAAGTCGGTCAATAGCACGTTTAAGTTATCCGTTTCGATTGCAGGGTACGCGACTTCGGTATTATAATCGAGCGTCAGTTCAAGCGATGCGTTCGGCTCAATATTGAGTTCGACCGATACCGCTTCGACCGTATCGTCCGACAGCGACACATCGCAATATTCCACAGAAATACGGTTCGCAAACTCGGTCAGAGAAACACTCGATGAGTATGTGAACATATTGCTTTTGTCTATCTGTATTGCCGTCTTTGTTTTTGTTTCTTTCTCCGAGCGGACATTGATTTTGTCTTCACGATCTACATAGATTTTGCAAAGTCCTGCATTGGCGATTTCCTGTAATGCGTCCCATGCCGTTCCCTTTGGCAGGAATGCCATCGGCACAATGACCGATTGCAAGTCTTTGGAGATGACGATTGTATCCGCCGTTTCCCCTATTTTCAAGAGAATGTCGGCGGCAATATCGTATAGCGATGCGTTCTCCGTCAGCGGAAAGCCTACATAGGTCTTTTTCTGCAACCGCATCAACCTGTCTACCGCACTGCACTTTACCCATTGCGAGTCTTGGTTTATCTGCCATTCATCCGAATAGAATGTGCCGAGCGGTTGGTATTTGACTTCCCCGTTGGTTTCAATACCGATACTCGGCATCAGTTTTCGGTCGAGTATCATGAGCGAACGGAGATAGCCCTTGTCGAACTTTCTGTCCTTGTTGAAGATGTTGACTGTCATCGTGTCGGATACTATGTTGTAGTTTCCGTCCGCCGCACCCATCTCTTCGGACACTTCGAACATTTCAATGGCATCACCCTCGTATCGTTCCATCATTCGGTCGTAGAACTTCAATATTTTCGCACAAGCATTCGGCTTGCTCCACTTGGTTACCGTCAGCCTGATGGATGTGATGTCTTCAAGTTGCGGAGTCAATCGAACTTGTATCTGCTTATTGACGGTCACACTATCCGAGTGGACAATCTTCCCGTCTCGCTTGTACTGCAAGATGAAGTCGACCGGGTATTCATTGCGCTTTTCATCGCCCAATACCACCCAAGAGATTATCGGACGCTTAACAAACGATATCTCGATCCACGGCGCAATCGCAAACACACCATTACTACCAGACAGCGAGCCGCTCCACCAACCGAGAACGACCGAATCGTCCATCATCTGAAAGGAGCCGTCCATTGTCGCATTACCATCCATCGTACAGCCTTTGACTGTCGGCACAAGGTATGCGCCGAACACTTCGTCAGGGTGGCTGATAGCCGAGTTGCCGCTTTCCGTTGTTTGAATGTCCTTGCTGATTTCCGTATCCGAGTAGATGACATCCACTCTGCCGAGTATTTTTCGTGGGTTATCCGTATATTTCATAGGTCATCTCTCCACAAAAGCAATACTCACGCTTGCCCACATTATCTTACCTTTCACCCAGTCGTATCGTGGCTGACAGGTTAAGTCTTGCGGACGAGCGGTCATCGAGGTCAAGTTTCCCGTTTCGGGGTCGTTGTAGTCTATCGTCACAAACGAGCCGCTTTTCGTTTCGGAAGTCAGTAGTCCCATATCTTCTTTCGAGAGATATTTCCATGAGACTTCGACCTTTCTCTTTCGCCCTATAACATCCACGACCATTGTGCCGTCCATCGTTCTTTCCGACTTGTCCAGCACTTCGTTTGAGCAAGTGAGTTCGGTCGGTGCTTTTATCGTCTTACTGTTTATCTTAAAAAATACCGCCATCTTACACCTCCCTTAATGCAATGCCGTTTCGCTTGTATTCCTTGTTCAGCTTCGGCATGATAAGCCTTGCGAACTGTTGTCCGTCAATCTCCAAGACAATGTCCTTTTGCTCTTCGCTACTGCCGTTGCTGATTGCCGTTATGCCTTGTAGCATTCCGTTGACCATATCTCCAAAGGGGCTACTTCCGCTACCGACTACCGCTCGGTTTGCCGATGCGGTGATGTTCAGCGAAGATGCGACCTGCGCCGCTGCTTGCTCTAACATCGGTGTGTTGTCGTACATTCCGTCAGCCATCATATCCATTAGGTTCGGTATCCACTCGTCTGCCGTGTGTCCCGGACCTTTCTTTGTCGGCGAACCGAAACCGAGGAAGTCTTTTATCGACTGTCCGATTGACTTTACCCCGTCTACGACTTTGTTCCACGCATTTTTGATGCCGTCCGCTATGTTTTGTATCAGGTTCTTACCCCAGTTGAATGCCTCTTTGAAAAGGTTCGAGAAGTAATCGCCGATGCTTGAAAACAAGCCTGTGATTTTATCCCATATCCAACCGCATACCGAGCAGATGCCGTTCCAAATATTCGTGAAAAATCCGCTGATTCCTTCCCAGATATTGCGGAAGATATCCAGCACATTCACACCGATTCCCTTGAAGAAGTCCACGAAACCCTGTCCAAAGCCTTTTATGAACTCCCAAATGCCGAGAAATATATTTTTGATAGCGTTCCAAATGCTCGTGGCGATATTCTGCATATGCGTCCACGCATCCGACCAATCGCCTTTGAGTATTGCGCACACGAACTTTATCACTTCGATGATGGCATTCGCTACATCCAAGACTGCACTCAAGAACGGACCGAGAGCCACAATAATTCCGTTGACGACTCCGACCACTACCCCGTACAGCACTTCGATGATTTTGCCGATCAAGTCAAACACGGGTTTCAAGAGTTGGTAGAGTTCTACGATGGTATCCCACAGCGATGCGAAGAGTGCCTTTATCTTCTCCCACAGCGGTTCGACATAGTTTAGAAATTTCAGTATCGCATTGCTGACAACGTCAAGCGCACTCTTTATAATCGTCCAAAGACGGGTGAACACATCCTTGATAATTTTAAGTATCTGCTTGCCGTACTTCTGCCAAAAGGTCTTAATGCCGTTGACCGTGTCCACCACGATTTTCTTTACGAGCGGCCACACTTTCTTGGCTATGGCAAGCACTTTGGAGAAGACTTCTTTCACGCATTTCCAGACTGTTTTCAACGCTTGCACGACCGCCGCCTTGATGCGTTCCCCGTTCTCGTCCCACCACGCTTTGATAGCATTGGCTACGCTTAATACAACGGATTTGACTTTCTCCCATATCCGTGTCACGGCATTACGGAAGTCTTCGTTCGTCTTCCATAAGTACACAAGTATTGCGACTACCGCCGCTATCGCTATGCCGATAAGTCCCGCTTTGGTGCATAATGCCTTTACCACTTTTATGACCGTTCCGAGACTGCCCACTACTTTGCCGATTACGACAAGCAGTGGTCCGATTGCCGCCGCAAGCAGTGCTATGACAACGATTTGCTTTCGCGTTCCCATCGACAGTCCCATAATCTTTGCTGTCAGCGGCGAGATGTACTTGGTTATAAACTGTCGAATGAGCGGAATCAACACATCCCCAAAGGAGATCGCTATCTCTTCAAGTTCGGATTTCAGTATCTTCCATTGACCTTGCAATGTGTCGAGCTGCGTTGCCGCCATATCGGTTGCTTTGTTCGTTCCCGTAATGGCTTTGGTCATATCCCTTACGGCATCACCGCCCGCCGACATCAAAGCAAGCATACCCGGACCGCCTCTCGCGCCGAAGATTTTCATTGCTTGCGAGGTGTCAAGTCCCGCTTGGCATAATCTGTCGAGAATTGTCGCAAAATCGTTGGTTGCCGGGTTGACGTCTTCCACTGCAATGCCGAGTTCTTCAAAGATTCCGAGTGCCGCCGTTGACGGGTTCATAAGCGATACGAACGCTTGTCGGAGAGCCGTACCTGCCGTACTTCCGTCATAGCCTGCATCGTACAATACGGACAGTGCGCCGACCGTTTCTTCTACCGAATAGCCAAGACTGTTGGCAACGGGACCGACATATCCCATTGAGTTTGCGAGTTTATCCATCGATGCCATAGAGTCACCGATTGCCGCTGCGAACACATTCGTCACTCGCTCCGCTTGATTTGCTTCCAAGCCGAACTGGTTCAAGGTCGAAATAACGGTTTCTGTCGTGAATGCCAAGTCGCTCTGTGTTGCCGATGCAAGGTTCAGGGTTGCCTCAATGGAGTCAGCCATCTGGTCTACCTTGTAACCCGCCGACGCCATATAATACAAAGCGTCCGCCGCATCAGATGCCGAGAAAACCGTCTTCGCACCCATTTCACGGGCGATAGACGTCATTCTTGCAAGTTCTTCGCTCGTAGCGCCTGCAACCGATGCCGCGTTTGCCATCGACTGCTCGAACTGTTGCGACACCATGACCGATTTCGTTCCGAGTGCCACAAGCGGAGCCGTAACCGTTGCCGAAAGTTTCGTTCCCGCTTTCGTCAGACTTGCCGACACCTTTTGTATCTTCTTCTGGGCATTATCTAACCCTTTCGAGAGCGAGGATATGTCCGCCGCTATCTTTACCACAAGGTTTCTTATAACCGCCAACTGTCCTCACCCCCTATTTGATGATTATCCCTTGTTCCGCCGCCATTGCTTTAAGTACGGCATCACCCGCCGAGTTTGTTTTCTTCGGTTTCTTCCTTACGTCTTTCAGTATCTTTGAAAGACTCGGCAACTTCTTTTGCCTTGCAAAGGCTTCCGTATGCCACGCAAGAGTAATGTTATCCTCGAACAGTCGAGTTTCCCGCTCGCGCTTTTGATTTGCAAGCAACATCACTTCATACGGAGTGTAGTTGCCGATTTGTATGGGGTCTATGTCAAAGAACACGACTGCCTTTTCGCAAAACTCGGAAAGGTCAAAAGCAGTCTCACTTATTCCCCCTGTTTTCCTTCCGCCTTGCCGAATGCAAGCGTAAAGGCTTCACCGAGTTTTTCGGCAACCTCGGTGATGTTCGAATACTCGTCAATAAGGTCACCGACCTTTTCGAGCGTAAGGGTTTTGTCTTCGTGGCAAAGCCCCGCATACACGATAATGAGCAAATCTTTGATGCCCACGTGCGAAAGGTCAAGCGCCGTAATACTCTTGCCCGTAAGGTCTTCTACCTTGACGAGTGCATTGATGCCGTATCTCAATGTTCTGGGTTTATCCAAATTGATGGTTACTCCGTTCTTCATTCTTATGACCATTCCTTTCTGCGAAAGGCACAAAACGCAAAGAAACTTAATGTGCCGTTCACAGTAATTTATTTGTTTTTGTTGTATAATTTCAACGGATGACCGATACACTACACAACACGACGAGGTGAGTAGGTACGGCGGTTTTCCGTCGACTGTATTTTTATGTGTGCCGAATTGCGTTTTCAAGCACAAATAAGTGTGTTTTTAAGCACGGAAACTTATCTTTGTAACGACGCTACTCGTAGTTGCTTACGCAATTCAGTCAATGTCGGTCTCCACTATTTTTACATAGGAGGTTCCCTGTTGGCTCTTAAAATCGTTTATCCTGTTTGTTGCGGTATGGACGTTCACAAGTCTTTCGTTGTTGCCTGTATCGCTTCTACCGATTCCGCAGGCGTTACAACTTACAAATCCAAGCGTTTCTCTACATTTTCTCACGATTTACGTTTCCTTGCCGCTTGGCTGTCGGATAATAATTGTCGCGACGTTTGTATGGAATCTACAGGCAAGTATTGGATTCCCGTTTTCAACATCCTTGAACCGACTTGCAACATCGTTCTTGCTCATCCTAAATACGTCAAGGCTATTCGCGGTAAAAAAACCGACAAACGTGACGCTAAGTGGATTGCGGATATTTTCAAACACGATCTTGTTTCGGGTAGTTTTATTCCGCCTTACGACATTCGTCAATTACGGGATTTAATGCGCTATCGTTATAAACTTACAAATTTTACGGTGGGAGAGAAGAATCGTGCGCAAAACTGCCTTACCGTTTCAAACGTAAAACTTGACGACGTCTTTTCCGACGTGTTTGGCAAATCTTCGTCCGCTATCCTCGACCGCTTGTCTCTTTGTCCCAATGGTGATTTTGACGTCGCCCCGCTCGTAAGTGGTAAATGCAAATCGCCTGTCGAAAAAATTCAAGCGGCAGTCGACGGTTCGATTTGTCCTGAACAACTTCAAAAACTCGCTATAATTCGCTCGCATATTAACGCTATTTATGAGTGTAAATCTAATCTCGATTCGCTGATTTGTTCTATTGCGGACAAGTTCCGCGCCCAAGTTAATCTCGTTTCGTCCGTTCCGGGTATCCAATTCTTTTCAGCTGTTTCCGTTATTTCCGAAATAGGTGTGGATATGTCCGTGTTTCCGACGGCGAAACATCTTTGTTCCTGGGCGGGACTCGTTCCGCAAAACAATGAAAGCGCGGGTAAAAAGAAAACTACTCGTATCTCGCGCGCAGGGGCTTATCTTAAACCTTTGCTTGTTCAATGCGCTCTTACTGTTTGCAAATCCTCAAAGCATCCCGAAATTCGTAATCGTTATCTTATGCTTAAAAAGCGTCGTGGGCATAAAAAGGCGATTATTGCTATTTGCAGAATGCTTCTTACGGCTATTTATACAATTTTGAAAACTGCTACTCCGTACAACCCCAGCCTTTACCGCTCGCAAAATTCCGCACCCAAAAGCAGGACATTTACTACGATTTCTGCCATTGCGTTCCTTAAATCACATGGTTACGTTGTCGTGGATTGCGATGGGGTTATGACCTGATTCCTTCTTTGTCTTACTTTAATTTGACTGAGTCGTTTCCAGACTTCGGTCTTTTTGTGCTGCAATTTTATACTTTTGTTTCAAACTTACTCTCCTTTATGAAAACTCAATTCGCCCGTACCCGTGAGTTCAAGGCTGAT